TACAAGCAACTGCTTGGGATTGAGAAGGCAATAGATGAGCAAGAGGGAAAGAATTGGATTGATCTTAGCGGTAGCACTCGTTTGGCTACTCGTACCAGCACATCACACGGGAATCTTACCGATACCCAAGAAGCCAGTAACCAAGCACGCAACGAAGGAGGAACAGCGTGAAAACATACGTGTATCGAAGCGTTACGCTTACCTCATATACGGGTGGGGGAGAGAGCAACAAGCCTGTCTTGTCACCCTTTGGACCCGTGAGAGTAGGTATGACCATAAAGCGGACAATCCCAGATCTAGTGCTTTCGGAATTGCTCAGCTACTTGGAGAAAGAAAGCAAGATCCTAGAGAACAAATTATCAGTGGCCTTAAATACATTGACCACCGATATTCAACCCCGTGTAAAGCGCTTAGCTTCCACAACCGCAAGCACTGGTACTAAATGATTACCGGTGTATCGCTATTCGCTGGAGTAGGCGGGTTTGACCTAGCTATGGAACGTAACGGCGTGAACGTCGTTGCCTCCGTTGAAATAGATAAGCATTGCCAGAAGGTACTGGCTAATCGCTTTCCTAATAGTAAATTATTTGATGATGTAACTACAGTAACAGGAAAGGATTTATTAGATGTCGGATTCAATCCAAGCAAAGGAATTATCGCAGGAGGATTTCCCTGCCAAGACCTCAGCGTGGCTGGAAAGAGGGCTGGACTTGCTGGCGAACGCAGCGGGTTATTCTGGGAGATCGCAAGAATTGTGGACGAAACGCAAAGCGAATACTTCCTCATCGAAAACGTCCCTGGTCTATTGTCAAGTAACAAAGGACGAGATTTTGGAGTCGTTGTCGGAACGATGGCCGACCTCGGGTATTCTGTTAGCTGGCGAGTGCTTGATGCTCAGTACTTTGGAGTTCCCCAGCGACGGCGCCGTGTCTTCATCGTTGGCAGACGTTCTGGAGACCTCAGCCCTGCCGAAGTATTATTTAAGCCAGAAGGCTTGCGAAGGGATCCTTCGCAGAGCAAGCAAGAGGGGCAAGAAGTTACCGGAAGCGTTGGAGAAGGCGTTACAGCAACAGGCAGGGTCTACCTTGGAAGCGGAAAAGATATAGCAAATTGTATTCCGGCTGAGTTATATCATCACGGATCGGTGGTGAACCAAGATGCCAACAACGGACACGTGGTGGTTCACGAAAAGTAGGCGTGCTCAGAATGAGGACGATTACGAAACGTGGATAGAGGGGGGGGTAATGCCTACTATGAACGCATTTGATAATGGTGACATACGAACTACCATCTTAATTACTACTGCCAACATAGTTGGCACGCTGCAAGCTAGAGATTACAAGGGAGTAGGAAACCAATACGTGGCAGAGAACAAGTTAATAATTGAAGAACCAATAGTCTTTTATGGCAACAGAGTTGCCGATATTAGAATCCAAGATGACAAAGTAAATACTTTACAAGCGCGTATGGGAACAGGTGGAAACAATATGCCACTAGTAGCTTATCCAATACAAGATGGACGTGATATGGAAAAGAAACAAAATGGCTTAGGTATTGGTGATGAGAACGATCCTTCATATACATTAGATAGAACTGGTGGACAGTCTGTTGCTTACGCAATACAAGGAACAGTAATAGGTCGCAGTGATACAGCTGGACCACAAGGAAAAGGTTACGGAAATCCCGATGATCCTATGTTTACAATAGATACAGTTGGAGGACACGGAGTGGCAACACCAACCCAAGTACGCCGCTTAACACCAGTAGAGTGTGAAAGACTTCAGGGATTTCCTGATAACTGGACAGAAGGCCAATCAGATTCGGCACGTTACAAGCAGATGGGTAATGCTGTAGCTGTACCGGTAGTTGAGTGGATCATAAGTAACATCTGTGATACGCTCAAAGAAGCAGAGTAGTTACCTCTCTTTCTCCTCTGCTCGACAAGGCCCTACCTATGACGCAAGGTGGGGCTTTGTCATTTCTTGTAGTCGGTAGAATAGAAGCCAGTACCACTAAAGGTGACAGGGGGCGATGACCAGAGACGGCTCATAGTTGTATGGCAATCAAAGCACATAGGATCACTAGCCTCAGCGTGAATAGAACGCTCGATAGTTAGTTGGCTATTACACTTATCGCACTTGTAATCGTAGTTCACAGCTGTACCGCTTCCTCAATCGGGAGATAACCTACCAACTTATCTATCTTCTTATTGCGAGCAAACTCAGTAGTCGCTGGCATACGATGAGTAAACCACTCAGGTTCTGCGACATCCATTAGATCAAAAGAAAAGACACCCTTGGGTGTCGAGTTAATATAGAACGGGATTAGATCTCGCTCAGCAGCTTGAGTTATTAACTTCCGGTACTTCATCTCCTCGATCAGCAACGTATCGTAGTGAGTGTGCCGGCACTTGAGTTCTATGTAGTGTCCGGCTAACGCCGAGATACAATCGAAGGCATCATAGATACCAATAGACTTCTCTAAGTCTGGGTATAGGTTGGCTTTAAGGTAATCAAATAACTCTATCTCTTTCATTGAAAAGGACTCACCCCGCCCAAGAGATTTTGTAGCCGGCGCATAGCGCCATCAATCCTGCGGTCAGCAGTAGATACTGAGCACTCATAGTGGTTGGCTATCTGCTGTAAGGTGAAGTTATCTAGGTATCTGATACGCAACAAGGTCTGATCCTCGACCTCAAGTTTAGTGTAGCCAACCTTAATATCTATTAGGTTAGCAAGCAGGTTGCCACCTTCAGATGGACTAGATGAGCCACGTGGTAGCCCATCTTGAATCATATCTTGTATCTGTTCAAGCACTGTGCCATCAACAACTGAAGCAATAACATACGGTAATAACTGACCAAGCGTATAGCCTTGGTAGTAAGCCTCATCAGTTATCTGGTAGCCAGACTTGGAAGCCTTCTCACGTCTAGCGTAGCGCTCAGCAGCACGTCTCATCTGCCACGCTATGCGTGACTCAGCGTGCTTACGCTTATCAGGATCTGTTGCCTCTAGTAACTGCTCAGTGATCCAATTATGGCGCGAGAGCGCCCACGACAGACACTCTTGAAGTATATCCTCACGTTCGACGTAAGCCTTATACCTACCGTGAATAGCACGAGTAACACCAGGTGCTATGTCATAGATAACTGGATCAATACCGGTCACTCAGGCCACTTACCATCCAGTACTAATAGAGCAATAGCACTGTAGTTTAATAGATCAATGAAGCTATCGCGTAGCGATTCGTTCTCAGGTGTAGCACCACTATCAATCAGATGATTTATGCGTGCTGTCTTATCCCACATACGTACACGTAAGCCATTCAGTGGCCCACCTGGTGCGCCAGCTATATTACTTGGGCCGTAATCCCTATGCTTCTTTAGAAGCAAGTTACCGGCACCATCTAGCACATCCCACATCGCTGCTATAAACGCGTCGGTATTGGCCTTATCAATATAGTCTCGTTTACTCTGTCCGAGTGTAGGATCTGAAAGCCCATAGTAAGCATAGTCTGTAGCAATCTTTCCCAATCTTGATCCGTCATTCACTGGACTCTCCTATCAATAGTTTACGAGTAGCGCTTGCGCCGTGTGCTAAATAATAATCGTTAATGTCCATATTAGGTGGAAGTGTAACAATTGTAGAGTTCATTACCTCGTTAGCCACGCGCTTACTAAACTCAGCTCCAGGGTTGGAGCCATCTTCTTTAACATCATTATCACCAACAACATACACAGTTTCATAGCCACCAAATAGCTTTGGAAAGTGTGGCTTCCAAGCAGCTACCCCTGGCACACCAACTGCTGGTATATCTAACTCACCTGATACTATGATGGTATCAAGTTCACCTTCACATACAACTATGTAGGGCTTCATAACAGTCACATCAGCTACGTTATAGAGATGAGCCTTCTGTCCGGTAGGACTACCATACTTAGGTTTGCCTTCATCTAATCTGCGGAACTTAAACCCAACACAAGAACCACTAGCAGTAATATAAGGAATGGAGATCCAACCCTCATACATCTCGTGACCATTGATTGGATCGGTGATGGTGCCAAGTTGGAACTTGGCTGCTGTAACTTCAGAGATCCCACGTGCGTCTAGCACGGCCAGCGCCTCTGGACTTATTGCCTGAGCGTATCGCTGCGCCGCTTCCAGCAGCAATTTCGATTGCACGTTTGAGGCCATCGTTAAACTCCAAGTTCTCTAGGATGCAAACTAAGTTTACTGCGTTGCCACCCTTGCCGCAGGTGTGACAGAAATATAAATTGTCATAGGTATTCATCACAGCTGACCTGCGACTGTCATTATGTAAGCAGCACCTAACCGATACCGACTTACCTTCTCTTACTTCACCACCAAAGCTGGCAACAATCGCCCCTATGGGGATTGTATTTGCATCAACGGAACCTTTGTATCTGCTCGCTTTACGTACCCTGGACCAGTCCGGTGTTGGCATACGCACCCCTTCATATTGCACTTCTCGTGCTTATGCGCGGCACGTTTCAGGTGTCCTAACTTATTCTCAGCACCAGCTTGAAGGCAGTGTTGGCAGATCACACTTGCTCCGGATCAAATTCATCTACTGCTTCTTCTGCGTCAGCAGCAGCTATGGCCTCATCTAATACTTGTACAGGATCTTGTACAACTTCTGGTACTAGGATCTCTGTCGTTGTTATATTCCCTTGTGGTACTGGTGTCATTTCTTCTCCTATATATTCTAAGTGGAAAATACCTTTTTCCCTGTGTTTTCTTGTTAGGGTATGCAACCCTTTTTCACTTTGACCTGTGATAGCTAGACCACACGGACAATAGAAAGAATAACTTGGTCGCTCATTCGCATACCACTGTGCTGCGTATGGCATTATTCTTCTTCTTCAATTTTATCTACTACTATTTGGTAGTATAATTTGTCTTTGTTTAGTTTTGGAACAACTTTTACTTTATCAAGAAGTAAAGCCTTGAAAAAAGTATCTTTATAAGATTCACAATCATTGTTTATATTCCAGATATCTTCATCCTTCATTCCTTCTCCTCCAACCACTGCTTTAGATCTTGAATTACCCAAGCGTTTTCTATGCCTGAGTTGCGGCGCTTAACTATCACATAGTGCAGCGGTACTTCCCCTTTACCGCGAGCCTTAGCGTAATTAAGCGCCTCAACTTCAGCTTCCCGCCAGAACTCAGGCAGTGCTAGCGCTGCCCTATTCTTTAGTTCAAGGATGAATGTTTCTCCCGCTATTACAGCGACAATATCACCCTCATCTTTTGCCCCAGCCTTTGACAGACGTTCGGCGCTTACGCCTTTATCGCGTAGCCACTTCATAACATCTGTCTCAAACTTGGAACCCTTAGTCTTGTTGTACTGACTCATCTACCAGTACAGCTTTATTGATCTTGTAGATAATGTTTCCTTCTTCATCTTTAACTAACTCGACAATGCCGGACTGTAATAAGGCACCAACAAAGTTAGTTAGATCTACCTTGAGTGCATCAACTTCTTCACGCAATACATTCCCAGCATCACGCAGCGCATCAATCCTCAAGTTATCTCGGTACTTATTTACTAACGGTTCAGACATTGTAACTCCCTTGGTATCCAGCCATATGATCTCGTCTTAACATCCTGCCAAATTGGTCTTCATCACTAATCTGGCACGCCGCATAGTTTACTAGAAGCTGTGCGTACTTTGACGCATCAGCTGTGTGTGGCCCAAAGCGATTCTTCACAGCAGCCACCTTCAATGTTGCCTGTCCTGGATCATAACCCAAGGTCAAGATCAGACTAGGCAATTGGCTCACTTTCCCGTGAATGGCCCGACGATGTGGTGGATTAGCCGGAGTTCCATACTCGCTCTGTTCCGATACGTGGTGCAGTACTAGTACGCACGCTTCTGTCTTGCGTGCCATATCGTGCAACTCCATCATAATCGCACGTAGTCCTGCCCATTCATTGTCAGTCTCTGCTGTTACGTTCATTAAGTTATCTATTACGATCAGCTCTGGAGCCTGCCCGTATAGTTCAACGTAAGCCCGTATCTCCAACTCAAGATCATCAATAGATGGTGATGGATCAAAGACCCACTTGATGTGGCCTAACTTCTCAAAGCGAGAATCGTAGTAGTGACTATCGTTTGCTAAGTTATTTTCTACAGAGATCTGTGAGTGACCGCTAACGTGGGCTGCTGCCCTCATCATCACAGTTGTTGTGTCGGTATCAGCTGAAAAGAACAGCGTAGGCACGCCTGCTTTGATTGCGTAAACCAATGCGAACATTGACTTACCAGCATTAGGTGCTGCTGCAACCATACAAACTTGCCCACGCCGAAACTTAATCTCCTCGGCAGCTAAGCCAGCCCATACATCAGGTAGTGGTGTTGCTCTAGTAAGCACTCCACCCCAAGCACGGGAAAGATCAAGCAATGTTCTTCCTTTCCATTTCTTTAAGACGAGCAATTAAGATTCGATCTTTATTAGTTAGCCCACCCCAAATACCGTGAACTTCATTAGCGATGCCCCATTCGGCACACTCACTTTTATGTGGACACTTCTTGCAAACAGACTTTGCAAATGCCACATCCGCAAAACTTCCTACTTCCTTTATATCTGGAAACCAGAAGTCACCGCCTATTTGAGCACAACTGGGAGCTTCATAATCTTTTGGCTCCCGCATTTGCTATCTAACCCAGATAGTATCGCACTTATCTGGAGCACCCTTTGGTGTTGAACACATCCAACCCGACCAAGGCCCCTTAGCTGATACACCTGACTTAAATGACATAGGTCCGTGCTTACAAGAATTACCGGCACCTGCTGGTGCTACTGCTATTGGTGCTGTTGGTTCTTTAAACTGTGCTGCGATAGCAGATACAGCAGGTGAAACAGCAGCTGGCGCTACTGATCCTTGTGATAGTTCTCTACCAGTAGTAATAATGTTCAGTGCGTTCATTGCAATATCTGCAAGTCCTGCTTCTAGTTCACGCACATCTGCTGCGTAAAGATTGATGAGTGTTCCATCAGCCAACTTGTAGTTGACCTGGAACTTGGTTCCTTCTGTAGCCATTTAGTTACCTCCAACTTGCTTAACAGATAGGCGCTGACTCTCAGCGCTTACCTTCTTAGGGATAAACCCTAATAGTTTTTCTACCTCGCTACTATCAACGGTCTCACGACCTTTAATAGTTGACCAACTTACTTCGATACCACTTTGCGTAGTACCTAGTAAACCTACAAAGGATTCTTTTAGAGAATCTTGTTGCTTCTCCATATCCTTTATTGCTTGCCCTAACTGTAAGTACAGCAGTGCGTTCTTGTCTACTTCCGCATCATCAATGATTACATCACTAACTGCGGTACGTTCTTTTTTTAGACCATCGCATCCCATCTCACCAGATGCGTCATAGAACTGGCAGTAATGCTGGCAGTAACTAGCATCCTTTTCTGGTGCTGGGATTTCCTTTGAGTCCTTAACAGTTGCGAGCCAACCGAGTGCAGTTAGTGCTATAGATTCGTCATAGGGTTCTGTGTGTACCTTGACGTCTCTTTCATCGCCGTCCCGAGCAATCGCTACTAGCGACACTCGGTTGACTACATAACCGTTTTTGGATAGGAGGTATCCGTACAGCTGTACCTGCCAGCGTTGCTGTGTTGATGGGAAGTAACCCAAGTTCTTTAACTTGGAAGTCTTCCAGTCAATCACATCGCCAGTCTCTGGTACATATAAATCTATGTGGGCTTTCATCCCATCGTATTCAACTTCAGCTTCAATCATTAACTTATCGTTACCGGCTAACGCCTTCTCGATCTCTGCGTGAATAGCAGTACCCATAATGGCAGCGAGTTTTAATTGATTATCATTTGTTTCTGGTTGTTCGTTTAACCGGTACCAAACTCTTCGACGGCAACCACCAACTTCTGATGGGCCGATCTGTACCTGTGTTGAACGAGACTTCTTGGCATCAGAAGCACGTAGTGCTGTTAGTAGTAGTTCCTTTGGATCAGTCATTTGGATTCCTTAGAGATCGTCATAACATATTCCACAAACCCACCAAGATCCAATCTCCATTAACTCAGATTCTGGTGTTGGATCATCGCATCTGGTGCATTTTTTTGTTTCTTCTGTCGTTTCCATCGCTACCTCCTATAGCTTTTCTTGTACCACCAACTGTAAAGGCTTACCAGTATTGGAGTCAAGAACCGAAGCTATTTCAACAGCGCGGCGGGCGTGTCGCTTAATGTAATCTAACTCCATAATAGGTTTGCGGATTGAATACAAGTAGCCAAGAGCAAGCTGCCCACCACTACCAATGCCATAAGTTCCGTGATCTGTTTGGAAAAAAGAGAGATCACAAGCAACCCTAAAGATATTACCGTTAAAAGCAAAGAGATAATCGAAACCGCCATCTTTTTCCACCTTATTCCACTCGTAGTTGTTGTCGTTAAACGCTGAGATAATACTAGGTATTACCTTGGCGCCCATATAAGTTACTGGATTCTCACCGCGATATGCCGGTGGTTTCCAATTGTAAGTAAGTATATCGCCTGGGCGAATATCGCCCGAAATGCCTATTAGAAACTTCCCCACCTCAACGATCTTGGGTGTACTAGATGAGGTACTTACTAGGTTGTCCTCTGTGATCTGCGAGTCAGCGCAGAGCACGGCGTAATAGTCCGTCTGGATAGCTGAGATCGTAGTCATAAAAAAATCATACTAGAGTATCGGCGTGTCTTACCAGAGACACGCTATTGGATCGCTACAATATGAGCCGTGAGGCGAATTAAACAGGGTGAGCGCCCCCTTGCGGGGCGCGATAGGGGTACTGTACGGCTACTGCGCTGGCTCCGTCTACCAACCCTGTCAAGAAACAAAGACATACTACCACCGATATTTGGTAGCGACCTTCGGGAGCTAGGCCCAGTACACGTTTGTCCTTGTGGCTCACAAGTCTTTAGCGTTATGTGTGCCTTTGAAGACCACGAGATTGTCTGGTATTTCCTTGACGCCGTATGCGTTAGCTGTGGCAACTTAGTTACTGTGCCTTGCCCAGTAGACGCAGAATAAAACGGCATAAAAAAAGAACCCCCCACCCCGTAGGGTGGAGGGCCTTTGCCTCGCGTTGCTATGGGTTACTTAGACCCACGACCAAACTCTGCGGCTTTTGGATCTAATGCTTTTAGCAGTGGACCTGCGATAGCAGCAAGACCTGCCATTGCTAGTGCCTTTGGGTCTGTCACTCCGGCAAGGAATAGTGCGATTACAGATGCAATTCCCGCACGTAGATATGTGGCGGCCATTGCTTTTAACTTGTTCTTATCCATTAGTTCTCCTTTGGACTTGTTGGTTCTTTCTTCTTAGGTAAAGGTTTAGGAACCTTAGCCTTTACTTTAGAAATCACCGATGGCTTCCCTAACCAGGGAAACCAAGGTGAAGTATCGTTACCGTACTTATCGTTAATAGATATATGTAAATGCTTGTTGTGCTTATTGGAACCGGTGTATTCACGATCCCCTTCATCAGCTCGATCCTTAGACCAGATCTTGCCTTGGAAGATCAAGTACTTAACGCGCTTGTCTGCCTTTAGTTGCTGAAATAAATTAGCGCAATCAATGCCAGATAACTTATCGTGGGTTAGATCTACTGCGTATCCAGTATTGTGATCGCTGTTAGGACTAGCAGATATGTGTGCCTTGCTAGGTAGTAGTCCGTCAGAGGCTTTCTTGCGTTTCGGACAGTGTGCTGTTGCTTGTCGCAGGACAGCAATAGCGGCAGGTGTGGCTCGTTTGGCAATCATCGCAGAGGTCACTCATTTCTTTTGTATCATCATTTGATATAGGATTTCTACTTTTTCTTCAAGTCTAATGACGGAATCTTTGAGGCTTGTTCCAGAATTTGGTTTAAGTTCATTTAGATAGTGCTTGACTAGCCACTTAACAGCGCCAATAAAACCACCAATAATTGTACATACCGCAACAGCTATCGTTGCGTAGTCTTGTGCTGTCATTAAATTGTCCGAATCGTTACTAGTAGTGTGCCACCAAAACCAGAGAACCTTTTGTCTTCTGGTGTTTTGTTTATGAAATCTAGTTCTTCAATCAAGCCAAGGTATGACTCATTAGTTCTAAAGTCTTGGACACGAACAGTGTCACCAACGTTTTCAATTGATTCTAGCTGTGACATACGGAAGTAAGAAGATCCTTCGTAGCCAACTTCGTTACCAAACTTATCGCTTTCGTGGTCATAGCAGAATAAGGGATACTGAATAAGTCTCTGGCGTGGTACTGCAGGCAGTGACTTTAATTGGTATCCAGTAAACAGTGGCCCTTTAAGGACATCTGTAGAGGAACGAGTAAAGTTAAACTGGAAGCCAAGGTATTCTTGTGCGGCATTAGGATAACTTACGTTAATTTCTGAAACACTTTCTCCTTGTGAGAAAGAACCAATAAGTACAAAGTTATCCAAAGAGTCAATTGATTGCATACTGATGCCACCATTGGTGGTGTCTACGCGAGCCTGGAGTAACTTAAAGATCTTAGTTTCTAATGTGTTGTAACGGATGTAACCGGTACGCAAGTATCCACTTGCTACTAGGCTAGTAGTTGATTCAGCCCAAGTATTATTACCATTAGTAAAAGCTGCTCTGTCTGAGTTACCAAAGAAGGCAACCTGACTTGCGGTAGTGGTAGTTCCAGAAGCAATAAGATCCCAAGCCCAAGGGAAGAACAGAGTGCCTGGAATAACTGTTGTAGATAGATCTACACGGACTAGTCCTGCAGCCCCATCTACAAGGGTTGCAATGTAGGCAAAGCGATCACGGAAGGCTATGGAGTTACAAGATGCGTCACTAAAGAGTAATGGCCCATACTGGATATCTCCATTGGTATCTGATACACCCACTCTAAATCCTAGATTGGTAGCAAGGACTGCGTAGAGTCCAAGGTATACATCAAAGTCATTGATGCGTTCACCTTGTGGCATATCAATAACAACAGTAGGTGTTAAAAGTTCTGGAAATCCTAAAGCGTTAGTGTTAGCTGTATCTAGGCCAACCTTAAATACTGCAGATGATGTTCCATTAGGATCATAACCTGAGATATAAATAGCCTGTGGTCCTTCAGAGATACTAGACCAAACCCAAGATGTGTTGGGATGGGTATATAAAGGAGAAGCAGGCAAGGCACCAGAGGCGTGATTGGCATCTAGTTCATAGATCTTGTTGTCAATGGCAGCAATAAGGCGCTGCTTAACATAGCGAATAGTGGCACGAGTAGTACTAGTAGCGTTATAGATTTCAGTATCGCTAGTAGTTCCAGCAAGGTTACCTCGGTGGACGTGTGAGCCATTGATAAAGAAGTAGTGCTTACCATTGGTAGTAACACTAAAGATCGTAGAGGCTGTGCCAGCCTGTGCGTAGGTACTTGGAGCACCACCAGTTGTGATCTTTTTCAGGGCAGTTCCATCTGTTACTAGGATGCAGTCATTGGTGCCATCATTGACACCGATTAGTTGAGCAGCAGCAGCACCAGGATAGAAACTGGCTGTGTCATTGAGCAGTGTTGCTTGTCCTCTAGTCCATACATCTAAGCCCTTAGACTCTGTGTACTGGAAGCGTAATGATTCTTCCTGCTGTGGCTCAAAGTATTTAATCCCAGCGCCATAGTGAAAAGATGACTGAGATCGAACCCACCAACCGGTAAGCGTCTGCTCTCCGGCTTCTCTGGTCTGGTCAATTTGTTGCTTGCGATACTGAGCAGTAACACGGCGATAAGGCATCTCATCTGAGTTAGCAAGAAAGAATGGCAAAGCGCCAATTGCTATTTCATAAGCAGGGCCAGTAGGTGTGTAAGTTGTAGTTCCTACAGGGTTGGAAAGTACGTAGGGAATACCCTCGGTAATATCATCGCCGTATGCCATTTAGTATTCCTTAGCCTAGTAGGAGTTGTGCTTCTTCTTCTGTGATTCCTAACTTGGCAAGCAATGCAGCCTTATCTGTTGCCTTAACAGCATCAGCTGCTTCTTTAGCAGCACGATCTGCCTCAGCAGCAGCGGCATCTACCTCGCGCTGTTGGATTTCTTCCGCAGTTAGTGGCACCTCAACAGCAATTCCAGTAGCGCAATTAACTTCTATCTTGATTGGAACTTCGGTCATTACATTATCTCCTTGATTGTGTGTGCTTCATTTGAACAGTTCCATTGGCAGTTCTCATCTAGCGT